ATTTGGTACGGAGACATTGATGTAACTCTTGATGAAGAGAAACTCCAAGTCATTGCAAATGAACTTTGTAGAGACCTTTATATTCTTAGTGAACATGATGCCAGATTTGAGAATGTAAGTGCTGGTATGAAATACTGGAAAGAAAAAGCCAGAGCTGTAATTAAATATCAGAAATAACCACAATTATGGATAAAAGAGAAAAAATAAAATTAGTACTTTTAATACTCGGTATTGTAACATGTGTCAGTTATCTTATTTGGAGTAGTAATTATAAGAAACAACTAAAAGAAGAGACAGTTATTGAACTGCATAATCTTTTTATACATGGAATGGAACAAGCTTATTTTGAAGGACAGAAAGATGCAATTAATGGAGATATTCATATAGCTCTTGATTCTGCGAATTGTTGGTACTGGACTGAATCTCCATGGGATGCAGATAGTACATCCAGAAGACAACCTACATTTGATCCGTCGAATCAATAAAATTATGAAAAGATATACAGTAGAAGAATTTAGAAAATATCTGGATTCTCAAGAAAGTAGAGGAGATATTTATTATTATCTAAATGAAGATAATATCGAGAAGGCAAATGCCAAAGAAGAAACAGAATTTGATGACGAAGAATTTAGAGATCTTTATACATAAAATATGAAAAAAGTAGAATACAACGGAAAAAAATATAAAATTACTCGTAGTAGTTATGGATTTTCTTCATCACGTTTATATGTAAATGAGGAGGGAAGTTCTATCATTTTACATAATACTGATTTAGAAGATATTGAGAGTTTTCAGACATATGCTAAGAGGGCTATAGATGAATATGAAGTTCGTCTAACTGCTAAACAAGTATTTAATGACTGGGACGGAAAACTTTAATCTTTTAACGAATATAAAAATAAAACAAATATATGACAGTTAAACAAACAAATTCAAAGGAAATTATTGCTCTGAATACGTTTGAAGCTGTTAGACTCCGGCCAACAATGTACATTGGACAAGTAGTTCCAATGGAAGAAAAGCTTACCATTATAGTAAACGGTAAGATGAGAATGGTCGAAAAGTCATGGTCACCTGGTTTTATGCACCTTATTGTTGAGGTATTGGAAAATGCTCTTGATGAAGCCAAAAGGTGTAAAGGGAAAATGAAAAATGTTTTTGTGACAGTTAACCTTGACACAAATGAAGTTACCGTTAAAGATGAGGGTAATGGATTTTACAAGGCACACTCAAAACATCCCAAAACCAAAAAGAATGTTGTGAGAACTGCAATGGAAGAACTCCATGCTGGTTCTAATTTTTCTGATACAGATACAAACATTCTAGGTACTCATGGCGTTGGTTCTGCGGTAACAAATATTCTTTCTGAAAAGTTTTCAATTACAACTAGAAATAAACTTTACCATGTTCATTATGATTGGGAAGATTTTGCAGTTGTAAAAGAAGATAAAAGGAAAAGAGAAATTAAAGAACCACTTGGCTCGGAAGTTTCATTTATTCCATCAAGAGAAATATTCCCTGGATTCAAATGGGATGAGGAACTTATTACCACATATCTATCTTATAAGGCCTTTCTAATTCAGAGTGACCCTATAATCAATAATTTACAGTTGGTAGGTAAGTTTATTAAAGATGGAAAAGAAGTTATCATACCGGTCACTACAGACTTTATAGAAGGTGACTACATCCAAGTTGATAGTCCAATTGGATCAATATACCTTTGGGAATCTTATGAAAATTCTGGTTCCTTATCATTTGTAAATGGATCTCAATGTGTGGGAATCCACCAAAAAATTGTTAATGATTGGTGCAACGATGGATATTTCAAATATCCGTATGCTCACCATTTTTATGAGACTTTAGTTTCATTAAATGTTCCATCTCAATTAATGAGATTTGCAGACCAGAATAAAACCAAGTTTGCGACAGGACGAGGAGAACTCGAACCTGATATGGAAAAACATTTCAAATCTAAACTTATTAGAGGATTAAAGAAATCAGATATTGCTAAGAGAATCGACCAAAGTATTGAAGACAGGTTACATGCTGAAAATATCGCAAAGATAAAGAAAGCAAAGAGACAATCAAAACGTCAAATCTCTGAAAAATATAGTCCGCCTTCTAAAAAGAAGGAAGTTATTTATATTACTGAAGGATTATCTGCAGCTGGTTCTGTTAAACAAGCCAGAGATGCTGCAACCGAAGGTGTATATGCTCTTAAAGGAAAAGTAAAAAATACCAGAAAACTATCAGATTTAACAAGTAACGTAGAATTGCTTGAAATAATGAGTATTCTAGATATTGAACCAGATAGTCTGAAGCAATCAGCATTTGATAAAATTGTAATTGCAGCAGATGAAGATCCAGATGGACAACATATTAGTTCATTGATTATTAACTTCTTTCATAAGTGGTTCCCTCATATTGTAAAAGATAAAAGGCTTTATAAAATTATAACTCCTTTGATAGCTTGTAATTATGGAAAGGATAGACACTATTTTTATACAAATGAAGAATACTTAGAATATTCTAAAAATAAAAAGACTACTAATCTAACATATCTTAAAGGACTTGGATCACTAAACATGGAGGATTGGGTTTACGTTATGACTAATAAAGTATTATTTCAAATAGTGCCAGATAGAAGTGCTAAGAAATATTTAGAAATAGCGTTTGGAGCCTCGGCACAAAAAAGAAAAAAATGGCTTGAAACTGGATAATATATAAAATAAAAATGTATACTGGAATTATTTACTTAGCTACATCTCCATCTGGAAAAAAATATTATGGAAAAACAGTTGGGCAACTAAAAAATAGAATTGCTGGCCATAAACGAAATTCTCAAATTTCTAATTGTCATTTTTCAACCGCAATACGAAAATATGGAATAAAAAAATTTAATTGGGACATTATTGAAACTTATACATTAGAATCAAGAAAAGCTTTAAGAAAAATATTAAATGAACGCGAAATATACTGGATAAAACAAGATAATACAATAGTACGAACTATTGGGTATAATATGACGATTGGAGGAGATGGCGGTGCAGCATTTGGAAGAAAGCTTTCTGAAGAAACAAAAAAGAAAATAAGTAACTCATTAAAGGGAAAGATTTATTCTGAAGAAAGAAGAGAAAATATGAGTAAAAATGGGAAAGGAATATCTAGAAATAAAAATAGAAAACTTTCCGAAGAAACAAAAAAGAAAATAAGCCAAGCTCAAAAGGGTAGAAAACTTTCCGAAGAAACAAAGAAAAAAATGAGTGAGTCTCAAAAGGGAAGAGTTGCATGGAACAAAGGAAAGCCTGCATGGAACAGAGGAGTGCCGGCAACAGTAGAAACAAAGAAAAAAATGAGTGAATCTCTTAAAGGAAGAGTTGCATGGAATAAAGGAAAAAGAAATAAATGATGAAAATAATATTATAAAATGGAAAATATATGCCTATAGATAATTGGAAAAATGTAACTGAAGAATGGCCAACTGCAGAAATGTTGGAAGATTATGATGAAGATGATGAAGGAGCAACTATAGAAAAAGTAACTATGAAAAACATATTTGTCGATACAAAAATTAAAACACAAAAATTTAGTAAGGAGATACTTGATAAAATAGAATTTTCTTCAATCCAGAACTTCATGAATATCGAAGATGGAAATGAAGGATATTTAGGAGCTTATTCCGAATCTGAATTCTTTGCTTATCGTTTTAGGAAAATTCATGGATTCTATCCTGATCTTTATAGAATGAGACATATCAAACCTGAGAAATTTCTTACAGATTTTTTTAAATATGGAAATATTCCAGCAGATTCATATTATAAATCTTATGATGATGCCAGAGGTGAGATTAGTATTAACACTGTGGTTTTTTGTGTTGAAACTGGAAGAGATGACAAATTGTATTTTTATATCGATTCTGATGAAGTAATGTTCTTTTATAATAAAGAAGATGAAAAAAATCTAGAATCACCAATGAGTATACTGATAAGTCTTGTCAAGGGATGTGTTGAACCAAAAATACAAAAAAATAAAATCTATGTTGTTTATCAAAATCAAGGTGGTTTTGAAAAAACTGGATTTAATGTAAAGAAAATCAATGTAAACCTCGAAGAAAATTATAATGAGGGTTTTATTAAAGTTTCTGATGAGATCGTAAAAGGATTAAATGATAAGAAGAAAACTAATCTTGTAATTCTTAGAGGATCTCCTGGAACAGGAAAAACTACTTACATTCGATATCTAACTCATAAACTTAGGAAAAATATTATCTTCATTTCTCCTGATATGGTAAATCATATTACTGATCCATCGTTCATTCCATTTCTTATCAAGAATAGTGATGCGGTACTTATTATTGAAGATGGTGAACCGGCAATTGGAAAACGAGATATTAGTGGAAGAACTGGAGCAGTTTCAAATATTCTAAACTTAACTGATGGATTACTTTCTGATTGCTTGAATATTTCCATTGTGGTTACACTTAATACTGACAATAAAGATATTGATCCGGCACTTGAAAGAAAAGGAAGACTCTTAAAACATTATACATTTGAAAAGTTAGCAATTGATAAATCATCAGTACTTCTTAAAAAATTAGGAAACCCCGTTGAGGTAAAAGAGCCTATGACTTTAGCTGATATTTATTTCCATGATGTTGAAAATGATGGAGGCCAAGCTGAACGTAGAACAATTGGGTTTGGAAACAAACCATAATTAATTACATATAAGATATATGACAACAGTAGTACATTGCAAGAAAGAAAAATATGATGTTTATATAGGGAGACCCTCAAAATGGGGTAATCCCTATACTCATTTAAAAGATTCTACTCAGGCAAAGTTTTTTAAACCTACTCGAGAAGAGGCCATAGAAGCCTACAGAGACTATATCCTTAAAGGGGAAGGTATCCATTTACTCAATGATTTGGGTGAACTAGATGGTAAGATACTAGGCTGCTGGTGTAAGCCAAAGTCTTGCCATGGAGATATATTAGTAGAGATAATAAATGAAAGAAAGATAACAAAATTGTTTTAAAAATGAAAACACTTATTTACACAGCATGTTTTATACAATCATATGAAAGCTACGAATCTCTTATTTGGGAATGGCTTATCAGTCTAAGAACTTTGGGAAATTATAAAGGAGAAGTGGTAATTTTTGATTATGGCATGCCGGATATTTTAGTAGAAGAATTAAAGAATTTTAAGTTGGGGCCACCTACGATAATTAAACTTCCTGAAAGAAACGCTCATAGTACAACAAATTATAGAAATATTGATGTCATTCCTCATCTTGAAAAATATAAAGATTATTCTTTTTCAATGTTTGATTTTGATATATGGTTTCAAAGGGATGTTAATAAAATGTTTGACGAATTAGAAGATGAGGGTTGCTATCATGGAGTGGAACCTGGAAGGACATGTAGATATAGAGGTCCAGATAATTCTAAAACTAGAGCCGAATATGAAAAACAATACGATTTATTAAATGGATTTATATATGGAGGGTGGTATGCAGGAAAATATAAGCCATATCTAGAAAAACTTCGTAAAATGAAACATTGTTTTGAGAATGGTTGGAAGGTAGAAGAATGGGGAGCAGATCAATCAGTGGTTACATATTTAGCAGATGTCGAAAAAGATAAATTAGAAGGTCTTATATATGGGTGCAGTAGATATTTTTGCGAAGAAAAAGATGAAATGCTAAAATGTGTTACTTTATATAATGATAAACACGAAAATGAAGATGTAATAGGTGTTCATCTCGGAGCAAGTTCTTCAGTAACAAGAGGATTAGAATATGAAAATAGTTGGGGACATATTAGATTTAAGTATAGATATCCAGAATTATGGAAACAATATAGATAAATGTTAGAAGATTTAAAAAATAAAATAGCAGAGTATTCTAATCAAGACTTAAGAGCAGTTGATGATATTATGAGATATCAAAATAGTGTAAATGGTTTACATCCTCATAATGAAGTATTGTGGAAATTCATACATTCAAGATATTATGATCATGAAGTTATGATTAATTATAATCAGTTTATAAATGAAAATAAAAAAAATGATTATGATCATGATTTAATAGTAAAAATGAGAGGGACAAATCTTCAAGCCCTTATAAAACTCGAAAGCACGATAAAAAATAAAGGAGTAAGAACTATATCAGAAAAAGATATTTTAACATACGTTGATATTTTAGGTAAACAAATAGCAATAGAAACAGGTACTAATTATACAGGAACCCCTATTATGTATCTCCGCCATGGATATTATCCTCCCCAAAGCGCAAAGGAGTATTTAAATATAGATGAAATATCTTCTATATTTGAAGTAACTCAAGATTTAATAGAATGTAATTTAAAAATGGATTGGGATGATATAACATTACCGTGGCGAAAGTTAATGTTAATATCTTGGAAATTATATGAAATAGGAGCAGGAGATTTTGTCATCAAGTTCTTAACTCCATTATATGATGCGATTAATATTTTTATTGAAAAAAAATTATATTGGGATATAAAATTAGAGAAAGATTTTATTTTTGATCGTGGTGGTGATCGTGAAACAGCTGGACCGGTTGACTTTCCTCCTTTTCATAGAATTAAAAATAGTATATCTTGGCTTCTGGCAATGTCATATTTCCAAATAAACGATATACAAAAATATCTAGAAATATTAAAAGGTTTAGATAATTCAGGTATTAATAGTTATAGAATAAATAATAGACATCTGGAAGCTGCTATTAGAATTTATTCTTCAGAGAAAAATAAAGAAAATTTAGACAGAGTATATTCTGTTTTTAATAATGCGATAAGCAATATTCCAACTGAGAGTATGGAATCAGTAATGGAAAGATGTATAGCAATGTATGATTTTTATGAAAAAATATATTAAACCTTATATCGAAAGAGCTGTTATAGAAATCCATGGAGGGTGTAACTATAGTTGTCAAATGTGTACTCAAACTGATCCTGGGCGACCTGCGGGATTTTTAACAAAGATGAATTTAGATGAATTTGAAAATATACTAAAACAGTGCGTTAATAGAGGAGTCCAAGTTATTAATTTAGAAGGAAGTGGAGAAGCAACACTAGTTAAAAATTTACCAGAATATATTCAATTATGTACCGATTATAATGTTAAATCTTATATTTTTTCTAATGGGTATTTGTTTAAGGATCAATTTATGAAAGACTGTATTGATGCTGGTTTATCTAGAATTAGATTTTCAATAATAGGATATGACAGAAAAGAGTATGTAAAATGGATGAACAGAGATGCGTTTGATAGAATAAAATATCAAGTAATTGAAGCTAAAAAATATATTAAAGAAATTAAATCTAAAACTGAAATAGCATCTTATCATTTAATTGGTGATAATGACAATATGGAATTTGAAGTAGAACAATATATAAAAAATTGGATAGAACCAACAAAAACGTTAGCGGAAATTTGGAAGATGCATAATTGGAGCGGAGTTTATACCAATCCAAATAAACGTGAAGGGGAATTAAAAACTTGTGGAAGACCTTTTGCTCCAGAAATTACAATTAGAGCAGGCGGTATTGATGGCAAAAGAGGGGCTGTTCATCCATGTTGCCAAGTATTAGGAAGAGATGAAGAAGCTGTGTTGGGGCATATGTCAGAAAGTAATTTCGATGATATCTGGAATGGTAAAAAATATCAAGAATTAAGAGAAGGCCATATAACAGGAAATTACCCAACTTACTGTAAAGATTGTGATTTTTTAATTGATGATCCAGAAACATTAGTTTGGACTAATTATGATAGAAAAAACCATAAAATTGCAGGAGTTGATTTTAACTTAAATGATTTTAGATAAATTTACTCAGTGAAACTCCGGACAGAAATAATGAGTATTTTAAAACTTTATGACTGTATATGATAAAATATTAAAACTATGTATCATCATTTCAATGATTTTATTAATAGGTTGCGGAGTTACTTCTGTGTGGAAAACACCAAATGAAATAGCTTTAACAGAAATAAATGGAATGCACTTCGTTAAAGTAACTTTTAATGATTCATCCGCTATGTTATTATTTGATACAGGTGCAAGCAAATCATTACTTGATATATCTCAAGCAGAAGAATATAATTTTAAGTATACAAGTTTTAGTGATAGGCAGTATATTGGATTAGGTGGATTAGCAGATATTCATAATGTATACGCATATAGAATACAAGAAGTTTGGATATCATTCTTAGGAGCTGATTTAACCGAGATAAGAAGTTATTTTGAAAAAGAAAATATGCACATAATAGGAATAATAGGATCTGATTTTATAACAACATATAATGTTATAGTAGATTTCAAAGATAATATAATGTATTTGAACAATTAATAAAATGACACTAAATCAAAAATTTAATGAGGTGATGAACTACGGGCTCGCATTTCAAATTTTTAACAGACCCGTAAAGAATGATCAAATTTGGGATATCAGAATATTCTGGAGATTAGTAGAATATAACGGATTGGATGTAGTAAATGAATCGCAAGGATTTACTGGTTTAGAGACTTGTTTAGATAATATATTGGATTGGATTCAATATAGAGAACAAGTAATTACTAAAAAATGGAAAGGACCAGAAACTCGACTTATTGATAAAAAAGGAATATCGAATTTAGAATGTTGGGACTGGGTAGTTACCAAAGATAATAAAATTATGCAGATTGATTCCGATGATCAATACGATCTTCCTTATTCAAGAATAGATCGATTCGCAACTAAAGGAGAAGCTAATAATGCAGAAGAAATAAATAAATTAGTTGAGGAATTAATAAAAGTTGAAAAATCCAATACATCTTCTTGGGAGATGTATGGTTCAGAGTTATGCGCCGGAAGTATGATTGGAGAAGAAAACGCAATTGAAAATAAAATAAAAGAATTAAGATGCCAGAATTAAGACAAGTAAATTCACAACAAATGGACCAACAGTGTCCAGCATGTGGTCAAGGATGGATGCGACCTAATGGAATTATTAACCAAACCAATCCACCATCATATGAACACTCATGTACTAGTTGTGGTCATAAACAAACTTACGGTATGAGATACCCTCACACTGTTTAAAAATAAATTACTCAAAATTTTTTTATCCCAAACTAATTGGTTATATTAAGTTATGGATTATAAACCGGACATATTTTATAGTATAGAATATTTGTCTTATGATAAGATAATGGATTTAGTAAAAGAAGCCATGGATCATTCTTATTATATGATAGTTGATAAAATAGAATTTCCGGGTGGACAACGCAAAGTTCAATTAAATGTTGATCCGTATAATTGGGTAAAGCAATACCCAAAACACAATTCAATATTTCGTTTTGTTCATAGAATGGAAAGTATTGGAGATGGAATGCCCTATTTACAAATAGTGATAATCGAAAATGCTGATTTTTTGTGGATAAATTTAAAAGAAGATCAAATCGAACATTTTTTACAAAAATATAAATTAAAACAATTATGAGTTTTGAAAAACGCATGTATTTTTTTGTACCTTATAATATTTCACCGATTCAACAAGCAATCCAAGCAGGTCATGCATCATTAGAATATGCTCTTTCATATGCGCATAATCCATTCTTTTTAAATTTCGCACAGAACTGGAAAACTTGGATTATTCTTAATGGTGGAACGACTAATGGAAGTGTAAATGATGATGGGACAAGTGAAGGAGATTACAAAGGAACTTTAGATAATATTCAATTAGAATTATCTAAAGCCCAGATAGATCATTCTAAGTTCTATGAGCCTGATTTAAACGATGCGTTAACCGCAGTTTGTTTTATTGCAGATGAAAGAGTTTTTAATTACAAAGATTATCCAGATTTCCATGAATGGATTGTTACACAAGAAATAGTGAATGAAGATGAAAAACTCGCATCTTACACAGATGTTAAAGGTAAAACAACAGAAGAATTAAAACAAATTTTTCCTGGGATGTACCCACAGTGGATTAGATTTCTTGGTGGGGATAAGAATGTATTTTTAAGAGAATTACTTAAATATAAAAAATTAGCATAATGAAAGAAACACCACTTAATTTAGTAGATGCAGCTCAAGAATTCCCAATGGATTATGATTTGGGAGAATATTTGCGACATGCCTATCATGGTTCATTAAATACTTCGGAAGTTCATGAAATGATAAGAGAATATCCAAACAATTATGAGTTAGGTAAACAAGCTCGAACACAAGCACTTAATAGCTAATGGATAAAAAGGATATAAAAATACTAGAAAAAGATGGTTGGGATGTGGTTTGTCAAAGCCCATTTGAACTTGAAATGTGGGAAAAAGATTCAAATGGAGTAAATATTTGTATTGGAGAAGCCAAGGGTCAAGCAGCAGAAATCATTCTTGCAAACTTAAAAATAGGATATTACTTATGAAAATAATATTTGGAGTATTTCATGGAGATATAGAATGTGGAGCTCATTTACAAAGACCATTCTTTAAAAGAGATTCTGCACAAAAACATCTTGATTTGTTAGGATCTGAAAAACAAAAAGATGGTGAAGAAACCATCAATGAAGGAGATGTTCTTGATGATATGAAAGATTATTATACATGGGAACGAAAAGAAGATGGATCTTGGTCAGATGAGGGAGGATCAGAGATATTATTTATAAAAAATATAGAAGTTTACGATTAATAACAATAAGATAATGGACGTAGGATCAGGATCAAAATACCCAGCTGGGGCGTTAAGTAACTTTTCGCCCCACCCCTTTTCTATAGATGATATTGAATGTAATTCAATGGAAGGATTTCTCCAATAAATATTTGTGAATATATAAAATAAATTATATTCATGGAAAATATTTATTATTGTTACGTATATTTAGATACAAGAAAACCTGGAACTTTTGAATTTGAAGATTTAAAATTTGATTATGAACCATTTTATATAGGGAAAGGAAAAAATAGAAGATCACATTATCATTTAATATACGTAAAGAGAAGAATTGACCAAACATTTAGACATCATTTTCTTAGAAAAATTAAAAAAATATTAGAAGATAAATTAGAGCCAGAAATTATTTTTTTAAAAAGAAATATATCTGAAGAAGAATCGTATGTTTTAGAAACTTCAACTATTGAAAAAATAGGTTTATCTAATTTAACTAATATATTTCCTGGAGGTAAAGGTGGCAGACATAATAAGAATTTTGCGGGTAAAAAACATTCTATAGAAGCAAAAAGAAAAATGAGTATTGCGCATAAAGGTAAATTAAATCCTATGTATGGAGATAAGTATTTCAGAAGTAAAGAAGGATCTGAATCTTTTTCTACTAAAACGTCCGGAGAAAAACATCATTACTTTAATGCTAAAAGAGATGATAAAACTAAAGAAAAGATAAGTAAATCTCTTATGGGATTTGAGTGGACGGATGAAGAAAAAAAGAAGAGATCGCGTGGAATGAAAAAAGTATGGGAACAAAGAAAAGCAGAAAATATAAAAATTTCAAATCCTGGTACTTCAAAAAAAATAAAACTTTACAACGCTATAACATCTAAAGAAATAATTTTAAATTCTCAAAGAGAATGTTCTGAATTTTTTAATTTAGATTTCAGAACTATAAAGAAAAGAATTAGAAAACACGAACCAATTAATAATTATATAATATCATGGATATAGGTAGTGGGAAAGGATACCCTAGTAGTTCATTAAGTAATTTCTCTCCACATAAATTTGAATTAGATGGCGTCCCAATTTCATCGATGGAAGGCCTTTTACAAAGTTTTAAATTCAAATCAGTAGAGATGCAAGCAGAAGTATGTAAATTAGTTGGCTTTGCCGCTAAGAAAAAAGGAAAAAAGAAAAATTGGCAACAATCTCAAATTTTATACTGGAGAGGTGTTGAATACAAAAGGAAATCAAAAGAATACCAAGATTTGCTTGACCGAGCATACGAAGCAATGTACAAGAATACTAAATTCAAGAAAGCATTGTGGGCATCTAACTCTGCCAGACTTACTCACTCAATAGGTAGATCAAAAAAAAGTGAAACAGTTTTGACAACTAGAGAATTTTGTTCAAGACTTATGAAACTTAGAGATTTCGGAACATTAAAAGAAATAAAAAATAAAAAGTTACTTTAATGGCGAGAAAAAGAGATTTAACAAAACCCAAAACAAAGATAATTAGACTTCCTATTTCGAAGTTTATTGATACTAAATACAGAGATTATGCAGTATATGTACTTGAAGCAAGGGGGATCCCGTCATTTTACGACGCCCTTACACCTGTTCAGCGATTTATTCTCAAAAACTCCCCATCTGGATATCACAAATCGCTTACAGTCGTTGGCAAGTGCATCCAAGACGGTTATCATCACGGCGACTGCGTCGATTTTCAAACTAAGATAAATCTGGCAGATGGAACACAAGTAACGATAGGCGAATGGTATGAAAAATATCCCGAGGCAGAGTTGATAGTTTTATCAAAAGATGAAAATGGAAATGAAGTACCAGATTTAGGCCATACTCCTAGAATAGGAAAGGAGACAGATGAATATATTGAAATAGAAATGGAAAACGGTGAGATTATTAACTGTACAGAAGATCATAAATTCTTTTTGAATGGAAAATGGGTTATGGCAAAAGACCTCCATGTAAATGATGATATATAAAATAAATTGGTTATCATCATGGTTGAAAGAAAGACAATTACAAGAAATTGTAAAAATTGTACAAAAGAATTTAGAACAAATATAAACAATATAGATAATGTTAATTTTTTATATTGTTCCATTTGTAGAAAGCACCATAAAAATTGCGAAGTGTGTGAAAAAGAAATATTCACGCAAGCAAGGACCTGTTCAAAAGAATGTGCATACGAATTAAGGAAAAAATCTTGGAAAAAAACATGTGGAGCTAATCATAATTTTTCGAAAAAATCTTCTTCTAGAATAAAATGGGAAAAACAATTAAAAGATGAAGAAGGAATAGATAATGTATTTCAACGGGGGTCGGTAAAGAAAAAATCAAAAGAGACATGGTTCAAAAACTATGGTGTTGATAATCCAAGCAAATCTCCAAAAATTCACCAAAAGAAAATAGAAACATGTTTGAAAAACTACGGAGTTACTAATGGATGGTTATTAACAGAAAAAGTTAATGACACAATGTTAAAGAAATATGGACAATTAAGAATATCTAATGGAGAAAAAATATCTAAAAATAGAAGAGAAATTCTTAGACCTAAAATGGAAAACTTAGGTATCTGGATTCCGTTATCAGAATTAAGCGAATATCAATTATATACGTATAATGTATGGACTATTACTAAAGAACAAATAAGAAACTACGGACATATAATTAATTCTAAATTATTAAAAGAAAATAAAGATATAAATGAATGGAAAGAAAAATGGAGTATAGACCATAAGTTTTCTATAAAAGAAGGATGGAAACATAAAATATCTCCGGGAATAATAGGATCTATTATAAATTTAGAAATAATCTCATTTTCGAGCAATTCATCCAAACAATCTAAATGTTCAATATCATTAGAAAAATTAATAAAGAATTATAATACTTTCATAAATGAAAATAAAATCAATTAAAAAAATAAAATCTGATACACCTATTAAATTTTATGATATTACTACTGAAAATACTCATAGTTTTTTAATAGGAGATGCTAAAGTTCATGCTCATAATTCTTCTTTAACCGGTGCACTTAATAAGCTGGCACGCCCATTTGGAAACGCTCTGCAAATCCTAGATGGATATGGATTCTTCGGTAGTGAAGTTTCCCCAGACCCAGCTGCTGCTAGATACACCTCAGTGAAGGTAAGCACTAAGGCCAATGGAATACTTAACCAATACAAGTACCTCACTACTCGTGAACCTGAGGGACCCTATGATCCTTTCTGGATGGAAGTGCCATTAGGTCTTACCACTAGTATTGTTGGTATTGCTGTGGGTTATAAAACTACAATACTCCCAAGAAATTTGAATCATATCAAAGAATATATGGCTGGATCTAGAAAATCAGTTAAACCTTATTTTGAAGGATTCACTGGAAAAATTCAAAAATATAAAGAACTTGGAAATGCTTGGTTATTAACTTCTGTTATATCAATAGATGGTAAGAAAATTCAAATTGATGACATCCCACCTATTTTAAAGTATAAGGCAGTTTTAGCTAAGTTAGATAAATTGATTAGTCAATTTGATGGAAAAGTTAGATTAGTCAATAACTCTAATACAAAAGTTGATATTGGAATTGTTTATACTGGAAAGGACTCATCAGAATGGGAAAGATTACAAACATATGTTCAAAAGGCATTTGCAATTGTCGTAACTGAAAATCCTGTTTTTATTAAAGATAGTCAAGTTTTAGTTTATGATAGCATAGAACAATATTTAGATGATTATAAATGGCAACTTCTTAGATTAGATTTTAGAAATAAAGAATGGGAAAAGGAGAAATTAAGATTTGATCAAGAATTTAATGAAGCAAAGAAATTATTCATTGAGTTTATTCTTGAAAAGAAAAGAACTGATGATGAAGTTACGACATTCTTAAAAAAGTTTAGTACTGCAGTTAGACCAAGATTAGAATCTATGACTGCTAGAAAATTCACATCAACTGAATTAACTTTAGTGATACAAGAGATAAAAAGATTAACGAAAGAAAATACAGCGAAACTTAAACAATTAAATGCTGCTAGAAAAGCCTTTGAATCAGTATTAGATCCTACACTTGAAAGGGGTATTGGTTCTAAGAAAAATATCATTGATTTATTTGATACTGATGACGTAGACGAAACCCGAG